TCAGGTTCATTTGATCAAGCTTTAGGTTCAAACCTTAACTCAGTATCATATAACCGTTTCTACGAAGAAATAGATGGAATAAATACTCAAGGTTTAATTGGAACAGATTATACAAATGCTATCAATTTATTAGCTAATCAAGATGATTATCAATATAATGTAATTTCAGCACCAGGTTTATATTATTCAAATTACGCTAACCAGTGTAACTTAATAAAAAATAATACTATTGCAAGAGGTGATGCTATTTATATAATGGATTTAGTTCCTTATAATACAGCAATTAATACTGTATTACAAAACGCATCATCATTAGATACTAGTTATGCAGCCGCATATTGGCCTTGGTTACAAACTGTTGATCCAAATACAGGATTATTAGTTTATGTACCAGCTTCTACAATGATTCCAGGAGTGTATGCATTTACAGATGCTTCAAGTGATCCGTGGTTCGCACCAGCAGGTATTACAAGAGGTGGAATGGGTTCAGTAGTAAGAGCTGAAAGAAAATTAACATCAGCAAACAGAGATACTTTATATGAAGGTAATGTTAATCCAATTGCTACATTCCCACAACAAGGAGTTGTAGTATTTGGACAGAAAACACTACAAAAAGCAGCAACTGCTTTAGATAGAGTAAATGTACGTAGATTGTTAATTACACTTAAAGATTATATTTCTCAAATTGCTGATAACTTAGTATTTGAAGCAAATACAATTGCTACAAGACAAAACTTTTTAACACAAGTAAATCCATATTTAGAAAGTGTTCAACAAAGACAAGGATTGTATGCATTTAAAGTAGTAATGGATGAAACAAATAATACACCGGATGTAATAGATAGAAATGAGTTAATCGGACAGATTTTCTTACAACCAACTAAAACAGCTGAATTTATTATACTTGATTTCAACGTATTACCAACTGGAGCAACATTTCCAGCATAAAAAGAAAAAAACCGAATATTTATAATAAAATAAGAAAATAAAATGGCAGTATTAAACCCAAACGAAATATTTTTCACAGCTTTCGAGCCAAAACAAAAGAATAGATTTATAGCTTTTGTAGACGGATTTCCAGCATACATCATGAAAGGTGTAGGAGCCGTAACTGTATCTCAAGGAACAGTACCATTAAATCATATTAACGTTCAACGTTTTGTAAAAGGTAAAACAACTTGGGGAACTATTCAGTTTACACTATTTGATCCAATTACACCATCTGGTGCACAATCAGTAATGGAATGGGTTAGATTACACCACGAATCAGTAACTGGTAGAGATGGTTATAGTGATTTCTATAAGAAAGATCTTACAATCAATGTACTAGGACCTGTAGGTGATATCGTTTCAGAATGGATCATTAAAGGAGCATTGATTACAGATGCTTCATTTGGAGATTTTAACTGGGATACTGAAAATGCTGCTCAAGAAATTACAATGACAGTTCAACCAGATTACTGTGTATTAAATTTCTAAAAATTTTACTCACCCCTAATTTCTCAAAAATAGCTTGGCTTCGGTCAAGCTTTTTTGTATATTGAACATCAAATATTAAAAGGGATAGTTCTTTAAACATTTAAAAAGAACAAAATATGGAAAATTTAGAATTTATGTTAGGTGTCCTATCCACAGTAGGTGTATTCTTAGTAGGGTATGCTTCGATAGGAGTGTTTAAGGTGAAAGCCAAAGTTAAAGATGTCATACAATCCGTAGATAATGCTTATTTAGCTATGGATGAAATAGGCAAAGACTATCAGAAACAGATAAGTAGTGTAGAATTAGATTATCAAAATCAAATTGATGAAATTTATAGACAAATGGATTCAAGGTTTGATAAGTTTGAAAATAGAATAAATAAATAATAATAACCGTTTTAAGAACTTCCCTTTTTAATATTTATAATTGATAAAAACGTTTTAACCAAATAAAGATTATGGCTGAATTTAAATTCCCAACAGAAGAAATAGAATTACCATCTAAAGGATTAATATATTCTAAAGACAATCCCCTATCTAGTGGTAAGGTAGAAATTAAATACATGACTGCTAAAGAAGAAGATATTCTTTCAAATCAAGCTTATATTGAGAAAGGCACAGTTCTAGATAAACTTTTAGAATCTGTAATAATATCAAAAATTAACATTAATGATCTTATTGTAGGAGATAAAAATGCAATACTTATTGCAACTCGAATATTAGGGTATGGGTCAGATTATAAAGTTACTATTAATGGAAAAACAGAAACTATAGATTTATCTGAATTAGAAAATAAAGAATTTGATGGTTCTACTATGATCGAAGGCCAAAATGAATTTGCTTTTACATTACCCCACAGTGGTACTAAAATTACTTATAAAATTTTAGATGGTCATGATGATAAAAAAATTGAAAAAGAATTAAAAGGACTTAAAAAATTAAGCCCAAATTCAAACCCTGAAGCATCTACTAGACTAAAATATACATTAGTTTCTGTTGATGGAGAATCAGAAAAAAAGGATATTAGGGGATTTGTTGAAAATTATTTTTTGGCACGTGATACTAGAGCATTTAGAGAACATTTAAGACAAACACAACCCGATGTAGACCTGAATGTCATATTGGATTCAGGAGAGGAGGTAACAGTCCCTATTGGACTAAGCTTTTTTTGGCCTGACTTCGGAGACAGCACCTCAAATTAGATTAAGTATATTTAAACAAATACATGAAATTATTTTTCATGGTAAAGGTGGATATGATTATAATACTATTTATAATATGCCTATCTGGTTACGTAAATTTACATTTAAGGAAATAAATGACTTTTATGAAGCCGAACAAGCAGCTATGAAAAAAGAACAATCTGCTGGTAAATCATCCCTTGTAGATTCAGAAGGTAAAATAAATACCCCCCAATTTAAACAAGCATCAAAACCATATGAAGGAAAGAGTAGCTATAAATAGTTGCTCTTTTTCATATTTATAATATGTAAATAAACACCCATATGTCATTATTTAAGGATATTACAGAAGCTAGAAAAGAACTTGAGAGATTAAGGACTGAATACAACTCTTTAACCTCTAAACCCGCTCCTATTTTTGATACTAAAAATATAGATGAAGCTAATGCTGCAGTAGAAGCAATGGGTAAATCTGTTAAACAAACAAAAAAGGATCTTAATGATTTAGAAAGAGGATTTGGTGGGATATATAATGAAGTAAAGGGGATATTATCTGAATTAACAAAAGTAGGTACTCCTACTAAAGATATTACTAAAGAATTTCGTACCCAAGAAAAATTACTAACCAAACTAAAAAATGATCAACAGGGTTTTGGAAAATTAAGTTTATCAGAACTTAAAACCCTTAAAGAAAAACAAAATATATCTGCTCAAAATATTAGAAATAGAGCTAAAGATTTAATTTTAGCTCAAGGTATGAAAGAAGTTAATGGTGCTTCTTTAGATACCATCATAAAATCTGGAATAAAAAAGGGAGAAATATCAGAAGAAGAGGCTGCTATTATAAGAGGAGCAAAAGAAGGTTTTACAGTCTTAAAAGAAACTAATAAGGAACTTGATAAAAGGATTACTAAAGAAAAAACAATAAATGAGGCTTTAGGATTAGGGGGTAATACTATAAAGGGTATAGGAGGTGCTCTTAAGAAAATGGGAATGGGTGGTTTAGCTGGCCAATTAGGTTTAGACGAAGCTCAGAAAAAAATGAGAGAAGTTGCTGAAGAGGTAAAAGCAGGAGCAGATGGAACTGTTTCATTTTCAGATAAAACTAAAGTATTAAAATCAGGTTTTAATTCAATGGGTAAATCTTTAATGAAAAACTTAAAGGATCCATTATCTATTGGTTTATTTTTATTTAATGGGATATTTGATGCCATAAAAGCTGTAGATAAACAATCTGGTGAATTAGCCAAAAATCTTAATATATCTTATTCTGAAGCAACAGAATTATCAACCGAGCTATCAGAAGCAGCAAACAAATCGGGCAGCATGACTATTACAGCTGCGGGGTTAGGTGAAGCTTTAATGGCAGCTAATGGTGAATTAGGGATATTTAATGTAACTATTGACGATAATTTAAAATTATTTCAAAAACTACATAAAACTGCTGGTTTAACATACCAAGAATTAAGTGGTGTTAAATCTATTACAGATGCTACAGGTGGTGATTTAGAAAAAAATACTAAAGAATTACTAGCCCAATCTAGATTAACAGGACAAAAGTTTGGAGTTGCTTTGAATGAAAAAGA